CTAACGACCAGGCAACATTTTCTGATCCGTCTACTGATTTTGCTGTCTGGCCAATAGTCAGCATACGTTCTGTACCCCATTTGGCAGTTACTACACTGCTCCCTTTTAGAGATGTACCATTTATGGTAGGTATACTTGTAATGATACTCCAGTCTACAGCTGTAAGTGCTCCTGCTTCAACCTTTTTCAGACGTTCGTTTAAATCATTACCAAGCAAGGCTGAGAGTACATCTGTAGCCTTTCCAACAGTATAGTCTGACCATTTATCAAGTCTGTCATAGCTGGTACCACTACCGCCACTGCTTATATTAGTGTTTGCACCGAAAGCAGAGAGACCACCCAAGGAATAGACATTTGCAGCCTCTTTTGTTTTTCCACCGTCTGCAGATTTATAAAATACTACGGCATCATTGGTAGTATCATACCCTATGTATAATTTTCCACCGATATTAATATCCCCGGTAACTTTACCACTAATCATAGTGGCGCCCCAATAGGTCGTGTCCTCCATGAGTGTATTGAGAGTGAGCACCTTCTCACCATTTACTGTGAGAGTTGTGAAATCACCCTTTGGGGTAATTTGCAATTTATCATTTAACAGACCGACTGAGAAAGCATTAAAGAAGTTCTTTATATCTTCATTGCCCCATGTTACCTGTTTGATGGTAAGAATGCCCCTTTCATCCCACGTAAGATTACCCTTTGCAGTATAGCCACTGCCATCCATACGGAATAATGTTCTGGCAGCATTATCATCAATCGTAGCCTTATCGTTATAATGAGAGGTTTTAGTCGCATCATATTGTTGCCGGTCTACCATTCCTCCACCATACCATGCAGCAATACTTTGTCCCTCACTGCCTGTTGTGGGAATGCCATTCGTTCCGGCCATGGTGTGGCGTACTCCTTCTGAATCCGTATAACCCAACGAGAGCAAGGAGGTCTGTAACAGTCCTCCTTCTACGCTCGTGTCCTGTTTTAAGGCATCCAGCAGATAGCTGTAGTTTCCAAGGGATTTACCTAAGTCGCTTATCTTTTCAAGAAGAACCTTTTGTGCCGAATTAAGTGCCTTGTCAGAATAGTCATTGGCATTCTTTTCCGCAGAGGTCTGTGCATCGCTTATCGCTTTTTCCATAGCGTCAGACGTGCTGTACTGGTCAAGCAGCTGAGTGAGTGTTTTGTCGGCAGTTACAAGTAACTCTCCCTTGATGGTAATCTTCTTTTTTTCCGGGTCATACTTAACGAAGTCACCGCCATTCTTATCTCCTATATAAGCGTCGCCATAAACATTCATATAGGCCTTGTTGCTGCCTGAATTATAGCCAAATCCCAAAACATCCTTATCTGCAAGCGAATAGCTGCTGATATTCTGGTAAATCTTATAGCTGGGGGAATCCTCTCCGGACGTATATTCGATAATAGCACCCTGTCGTGTTGGATCAAGGCTGCCCAACTGTATGATATTATCTTGTACTTGTGGTACGTCACTGTCCGTGTCGCAGTCAGAAGCGGACAGCAATATAGACAATTCATTATTAGTATTTGGACTAACATTAATGTCAGTAATCTTACGCCAGTAATAATGTATGCCCTTGGCATTGCTTTCCTTGCAGAATGCAAAGTCTCCTATAATAAAATCATTGGAAATTGTCTTGTCACCATCTGTGCCTTTGAAAAAACAACGATATCCGCTGATATTTCCGTTGACATCCTTTACTTCTTCTATTCTGGTAACGATAGCTGTAGCATTTGATACGATACGATTGCCTGTTGAGCCTTGAAACTTACGAATTTCCAAAGTATCAAAAACAGCCTTCAGGCGTACATATAGCTTATCAACCTCTGCATAGGTCTTGCCATCAGCATCTGTCCTAATAACATATCCAGTATTACCCTGATCGTATTTTGTGCTTTTTACCTCCCCGTCTACAGTTAGATTTTTACCGATAGAAAGACTATGCTCTGTACGTTCATCCCCTATCTTTGACAAAAACTCTTTTCTGGAACGTTTTGCAGAGAATGCGTTTGAATCGGATGGTATTGTTGAATCGTTTGAGGTAATCAAATACAGGCTAATGCCGTTTCCACTTCCTGTATATTGATAGCTTGCACCGTTATACTCTATGGAGTCAACCTTACTTTCAAGAGTATTCAGCCGGGAGTAAGCTGTACTCTCCCCTACCGTATAGGTACAGGAAGAGCCATCGAGAGCTTTTTCATATCCAACGATACGTGATTTTCTGCCACAGACTACACCATCAACAATCTTTGATTTAATATATTCAGGAGCAATAAGATTTACTTTTTCGCCTAATTCCAGATCATTGTCCTGCATGACATTCATCTTGCAAGAATATGTAGAAGGGTCTACCAGTTTCTTTGCAAGATAAGTAATGGCTGTCTGCTTTAAATGCTGTTCTGCATCCGACAGGGTTTGAGAATAAAAATATTCTGTATCATAGTTATATAAGATAAGAGTATCACCAACTTTAGGGACTAAGACTGTATCAGGAAGCTGCCGGCCATAATCAGAATTGTTGACTATCGTAAAGGAAGAGCCACTATTGAACTGCAGTTCGTATTCTGATCCTGCCAACAATCCTGACTGAAAAGCACACTTCAAGGAATCCTTTATGATATATTTCTTGTCAAAGTCCGTAGGTTTATCCAATACAATAGTGTACTGAGGATATTTCTCTTCCAGTACATTTCCGTCACTGTCCTTATAGTGGAGCATTTCTACGGACACGCTCTGTATTGTAGAGGTCAGCTTAGGATATTCCTTGTCAAAGGTAACAATGGCCGGGACAACATCATCGCTCTCGTCAATATTAAGATTCGACTTGTCTGTAATATCGTCTATATCCACATAGGGCTTCTCTATAGGAAGTGCAAGCCTATTCTGCACTACACTGTTCTTTACATAGTCATTGTCCGCCGTATAATAACTTACAGGCACCTGACTTGGCAACAGCCCTTCTACTGAATAGGTATCAGTCCTCGACGGGGTTATGCCGGCATCAAGCATGATCACGCCGCCATTTACCGCTTTATCCGGGTTGACGGTCGCATTATAGGTCTTTCCCTTATAGTTTCCTGTAAGAAATGTTATCTTCGCCGGTACGCTGTTAGTTGTATCGGAAATACCACTGAAATAGGTACTTTTAATAGGTCTTGTTGAATCTGATATAGTGGTCTTTCCGTTCTCTGTTCCTATTGTGTCACTGTTAAACCGCAGATGCTTTCTGTAAGTGCTGGGGATATTCCTATCAGACCCGAAAGCATATATTCTGTTGGCAAAAGAATCACTTGAGCTACTGCATGAACAACTTGCAATCTCCTCGCCTACTTCCAGTTTTGTATAGTCACCTCCCAGCTCACATTTACCAAAATGTATAATATTATCTGTTATCCACCATTCACACTCGAATTTCTCTGCAATAAGGTTCAGAGCTTCGATAACGCTGACACTGGAAAAGTCTACGGTATTGATGTCCGGTGTCACTGTGGAATCAACAACAAAAGAAAAGGCCTTTCCATTATACACCAGTCCTTCATCTGCAAGAACATGAACAAGGACATTGCCGAACATGTTTATATCACCTGTCAAAGACCAACCGGCTTCTCCGCCATTGGATTTATTATACATGAAAAGAATATGCTTCCACTTCATGTAATACGCTTCCAGCTTCAGCTTGTATTCTAGTCCTGTATTTGTTACGGATGGAGTCTGCTTGTCCAATACATAATACAGCTTCTCATTATATTTACAATATGAACCGATAGGAAAATAAACAGGATCTTTTATATTGAAATCTAATTCAATATAATCATCTTTCATCAAATCAACATGTTCTATACTACCCTGATTAGTCTCGTCTATATCGAGATTAACCAAAGTACCATTTGACTGTACCTGAATTATATTGCCCTTGCTGTCGTAAAATACCATATTGATTGTAATTTGTCCCAAAATTAAGACTATTTACAATCAACAGAAAGAAATACACAAACAGAAAAACGACAATAGCTCCATTGTCATTTCTTATTACTTAAAAAGCTGCAAAGAAAGAAAAACAGTAGATATCTTTGCAACATCAACCGTTAAGTGACGTCAACGGTTAAAAGATATTCTTGAGCTTCATTCGAGTAATCATCTGACGTCACAATTGATGATGAAAGAATGGAGCTCTTCTTTCTTGAAAAAGTTTAAATTAAAAAATATGAATGAATTAATTATCAACCGTGAAGACGGTCAATGCGTAACAACAAGTACTATTGTTGCACGAGAGTTCGACAAACGTCATTCTGATGTATTACGTGATATTAGGAACTTATCATGCAGTAGAGATTTTAGAGAACGCAATTTTGCGTTAATGGTGAAAGTCAAAGAGTTACCGCAAGGTGGTGGCCAAAAATCAGAATATTACGAAATGACAAAAGACGGTTTCAGTTTTCTTGTCATGGGCTATACAGGCAAAAAGGCAGCAGAGTTCAAAGAAAAATTCATCAATGCTTTTAACGGTATGCAAAGTTTGTTGAATAGTGATGATTATATCCTCGCACGTTCTCAAGCAATCCTCAAAAAGAGAATAAGCGTGCAAAAGCTGCGTATTGAACAATTATCAGAAGAAAATGAGCAACAGACAAAGCAATTACTGTTAGCAGCACCAAAAGTCCAATATGTAGATACCACGCTCCAGTCTGTAAACACCCTCACCACTACACAGGTGGCAAAAGAAATGGGGCTGGATGCACACAAACTAAATAAACTGCTATCTGAAAAAGGTATGCTCTTTCGGCAAAGTGGAATGTGGATGCTCACAGCCAAATATCAGAATAATGGCTATACTAAAACTCGAACACAGACCTATACACGCAATGATGGCAGTATTGGCACATCAATATACACGGTATGGACTGAAAAAGGCAGAATGTTCTTACATCAGACACTCAAAATAAAAACACCAGCATAATTTAACTTTAAGAAGTCATGTCGCAAAATAATAATCCCCGAACCATAAGGAACGAGGATTACTAATTTTGCTATATAATAGATATTAATATGTTACATCTATAGTTCCATTATCATTTATTGAAACTTTTTCTATGAGAATTTCTGGAATATCTGTATTAAACGAATTAGAACCATGTGAGATATCTTTCGCTTCATATCTTTGCATATAAATGTATGGGTACAAATACACATAATAAACATTTCTTTTAATTCCCTTTAATGCTCCATTATTTACCTCTTCATAGCCACCATTGTTAGTTGTAAAATATGTTGTAGCACTAAAATTTGGTGTTAGCCATGTATCAGATTTCCCTATAATGATATGATTAGATATGGTTGGCGTATCATCTGATTTTGTAAATACTCCATTTATTTTTTTTGTGATATTGCTTTGAGTATATGATATTGAGCAATTCATCTTATCACTATTCTTGTTAATATCGATAACAGTCTTTCGTGCAAGATAGTTATTGTTGCAAGTTACAGTTTCACCAGAAATGGAGAAGGTACCAGAATCTATAAGTGTATCATTAAGATAAGATTGGTAATAATTATCAGAGGAAAAGGATATAAAATGATCTCCACTTTTCCATACACCAGTTATGTCTGATAATTTTAAAGAATTTGTCGTTTCGTTGTTATCATCAGAAGATGATGAACATGAGATCAATACCATTGGTAAAAATGCCAATAAAAATAGTAATTGTTTTTTCATTATTATAAATTCTATATTAATTTCATTTCCACAGGAAATATAAATTATCACATCACATTTTACTTATAAGTATTGGCAAAAGTAATAATTTATTTTTAAATAACAAAAAAAATGGAGATAATATAAAATCATCCCCATTTATCTTGCTACCTGTCATTAGGGTTAGGTTCATCAAATGTGAGTGAAATTTTACTTGAAGTCTTATTCAGATTCGAGTTGAAAGCACTCGGTTTGGAGTATATCAAGTGATAGACCTCTGTCCCCAGCGATGGCACAGCAACATCAAATTTATCCTTTGCAAGTTCAGCATAGAACAATTTGACATGTGCCAGATAAGACGCCTTCTTTGCTGCATCTGTTAGTCCGAATCCCTCTACTCTGACAGGAAGAGTGATACCCGTTCGTTTGTCAAACTTGGAATTGCTGTTATCAACCGTCTCACCGACTTTCAGCCGGCTGCTATTGGAAAGATATTCCTTCTTTGGGGGAGGCATCAATAAAGCATCCACAAATCCATCCTCTGCAGTTATACCGAACACAGTATAGGCATCCTGCCCGTTAATTGTAAAATCTCCTGTCATAACTATAAATTTTTAATCTTATCCTTTATCACCGATATATCGCTTCCTAATTGTTTGATAGGCTTGATGATATCGGTTAATGATGATGTGTCTCTGTGAATACCCTGAATCTCCATGTAAGAGTCATTGAGAGTTTTCTGGATTCCATTCACATCAACAGTCATTTTCCCGACATTGTCACTGAGCAACTTTGTTTCAGAGAGATTTAAATCTGCCAAGGTCTTCCCTTCCACCAACACCTCTTCTACTGCCGTCAATCTTCCGTTTAACTCATCGACACTATCCTGAGATACTGAAACTGTAGTTTCCTTTGTCGCCTCGGCTGCAGAAGATTGATCATACCCGGTTGCCTTGGCCACGGAGTCACGTGTCTGCTCACCCAAAGCGATAAGATTATTCCATTCATCTGTCAGGTTTTTACGCTCTGTTGAATTTATATTATCATCATCATTCGCCTTGGCAAAATCAGAATACCACTTATCAAGCTGTGGCTTAAGAGTTTTGTCAAGCTGGGCCTTTAACATGGCTTTCATCATATAATTGGATAAATCATCTGCCCAATCTTGCGCAGATTTCTTCATATCCATTAAGGAGTCTACAAAACTGCTGTACAGGTCATCAAAAGATATCTGCGTCAGGCTTTTATTTACCTCATCAGCTATTTCTTTAAGTTTACCAGCCTGATCCGCAACATCTTCCCATTCCTGTTTGAAAGAATCCCCGTACTTGCCCTGATTAATCATCTCACTCCAGATAGAAGCATAATTTGTACGTATATAATCCATCTGGTCAGCGGTCAACTTTTTAAATGAACTCCATGAGTTTTGCAACCACGAAGCATCCAGTCCTTTATCATTTTTCAAAGTATCCATGCTTGTATCACTCAAATCCCAGTACGAAGCATTTGAATGATGGGCGTGGCTATACTGCATCTTTGCATCAAGGATATCCATTTTGTTCTGTTCCAGATTTTTTTGAGCTGAAACAGCTTTCATTCCCAATACAGCAGCATCAGAACCACTTGTATCTTTAATCTTATTGTTCAGACCATCTATAGACTCTTTCAGATATTCATTTGATTTAGTAAGAGCATCTATCTTTTTAGCAGTCTCGGCAGCATTCCCCCCCCCAATTCCAAAGACTCTGCCCACATTTTTAATGGCAGATATGCCCTTCATTGCTGCACCGATATAATTTCCGGTAGCAAAGTCTGTCATAGCACCAGCAGCATCATTAGCAGCATTAAGACCATTGTTGACTGCTCTTCCCACACCTGTATTTCCCAGTCCGATTTCGTTCATCAATCCGGGCAAGTCTTTTAGCTTAGTATCTATAAAATTAGATAAGGCCTCACCTGCAGCACCTACTTTCTGGCTAAAATCAAGATTAGCATTTTGTAATTGTTCCTCTGCCTTTTTGAGATTATTTAAGGCATCCGTTTCCTTTATCTTTGCATTGGTTGACTTTGACTCCGCCTTTGCCAGTCTGTCAAACTCTGCATTTACCTTAGATATTGATTTGGAATCCAATCCTTTCGTATATTTACCACGGTCAGAAGATTTTAAGTCCTTAGGGTTTACGTTGACACCTAAAGACGCCAATGTCTCAGCAGTTGATTTCTGTTGCATTTGAACAACAGTACCGGAAAGTATCGAATCAGAAGACGTATCTCTGTAAATAGACTGTGCATCCTTAAAGTTATCCTTGGCATTGTCATACCTTTCCCTTGTAGGTGAATAAAACCAGTTATTTTTCTTTCCCAGCTGACTGTTGATCTGCTGTATCTTCTCAGATATTTCCTTTATATCTGTTATTGCAAGATTCTTATTGTTCTTAAGTATCTCCTGTAATTGAGCTGACAAACGTTTTAAAGAACTGTCACTTATATTACTCAGGTCATTGAATACAGAATTCCAGTCAATACTATCTTTAAGGTTGGAAAAATCAAGTGAAGACAAAGCATCGTTCATCTGTTTTGTAAGGGTCATCTTTGCACCCTCATTAGATGCTTCAGCTATTTTCTGCTCATAATCTTTTGTAACAGCTAGTTTCTTCTCTTCATACGTTCCGTATTTCTCATAGAAGTCATTTAGCGCACGGTCATCTTCCTGTTGCAGTTTTTCTTTCTCTTTCTGATATTTAAGATCAGATAAAGAACGCAGCTTATTATATTTTTCAACTTCGCTGGCAGATAAAGACACAGAATTAGCATTGAAAGAACCCTTTCCACCTTTAGCCGTAAAGACTGACCTCGCATCAGAAACTCTCTTTTGCAAAGTATCTCTTTTCTCTTTATTGATTTCATCAATCTCATCCTTATGTGATTTTTCAAGTTGAAGTAACTTCTTGTTGGACTCATTCTGCTCCGCTTCTATTTCCGCATCAGAAACTTTTTTGTCAAGATCAATATTTGAATTTGATATATCCTGTTTCTGCTTCCTTTCGGCGTTTGCAATAGCATTTCTTCTCTTTTGTGCTTTGGTTCTTGCACTCTCAGCATTCTTAGATGCTCTTTTGGCAGCTTTGGCAGCCTGTTCATCTTCTGTTCCTCCAAACTTGCTATTATAAGTACTTTCGGCGGATTCCTTTGCTGCTCTGGCATCACT